TATGTAACACAAAATCAATCTGCTGTTGCGATTGGTTTTAATACTGGACAAAATAATCAAGGAAGTGGAAGTATTGCAATAGGATATCAAGCCGCAAAAACAGGTCAAGGAACAAATTCAATAGCAATTGGTCTATATGCTGGATTTACAAATCAAGGGCATGATTCAATTGCCCTCGGTAATTTTTCTTATCAACTTCAAAATGCTTCTTATAATCAACCTGCAAGTTCAACTTTAATAAGTACATATTCTGTAAGACAAAATACAACTGCAAATATAAAAAATTATTTGCTTGGGTATGATGCTTCTTATGGTGAAGTAATATATAATAATAATATTTATAATGATGCTTCTGGAAATTTAAATTTAATAGGAAGTGTTGCACTTCCTCAAATAGGTAATTATTTAAAAGCAAATGCAGGAATGCAGAAATTATGTACAAATGGAGTTTTTATTAGCCCGACTACTTTTTATTATATTAATAATGTGCCATTTGCAAATTCGTTTTATTTTTATCCATCTACATATTTAACTACTCCAAATGTGTTAGTATTTCCAAAAATAACAAGCGATAATCAATGTGGATTTCAATTTTATCTTATATATCCACCATCTAATACAACAACTGCTTCTTTTGATCCAGCATCAATGTGTTATACATATCCACAAGATTCAGGCTCAACATCTATATCACTTCCAACAAATAGTGTAACTTCTTGGTTATCTACAACAATATCTGTTTATACAGGAACTTCAACAACAAGTGTTTATGGATGGCTCAGATTATCTTAGTTAGTAGTTAGTTAAGTCTTTATACTTACTTTTTTATTTTAATAGTTTTAGATTATTTATTATATTAATATTGTAAAAAATATAATAAATAAAACATGTAAAAATGTCATTTAAATTTTTTCCAAAAATATTCTATATCCATTTTTAAGAAGTTTAAATTCATTCTTATATTTTTCCATAAATTGTTGGATAATTAATAAAGGTGCTTGAATAGTTGTTTTTAACATATAAAAATTATCTATTATAAAAATACCACCAGATACAAGTAATTCCCAAGATAATACCATATAAGTATAAAAATCATTAGATAATACTGTATTGATAATATAAATAATTTGATAAAATTGTTTGTTTAAATTCATTAATGGTCTTATAATATCGGAAGTGTTATTTTGAATAACAAAAATTTTATGTTTAACATTTTCAATTAAAATATTTTTTTCAAATGAATTATAAATATAATCTTCTACAATATTTTTATTTTGCATATTAAGAGAATATAGAATTGATTTATTAATTTTTTTAACTAAATTAATGGCAGAAATGCCGTTATATCCGCCAATTTCTAAAATATTAATTTTAGGTAGATTAACAAATTTAGAACAAGTATTAATATATATGATTAAATCTAAAAATGATTGTGTATCATTAGAAGTAGGAAAATTATTATACCATGTATAAATATTTTTATATTCTAATAAATTTTTAGAAATATAGTTATTCAATAATTTATTAGCTTGATTTTCCCAAGATAAACTAGTAGCCCAATTATAATTTTTTGCTATAAATTCATTAAAATTATTAGGTTGAATATTATTATTATCTAAATATTTAAAGACTTCATTAAGTGCATTAGTTTTCCATTCATTTGTTGTAGGATCGCCTTTAATAATAATTCCTCTATCCCCGACTGTATTTTGAAGTGCGGCTAAATCATTTGTAATAACAAAAGTTTTACTTAATGCGGCTTCAAGGGCAGTAAGACAAAAAGTTTCCATAAAAGTACACGGATATAACCAAAAAGAAGAAGATTTCCATCCATCAGCTAACTCTTTTTTACTAACCCATCCATGATAAAAAATTCCATAATTATTTTTTTCTTCATTAGATAAATAAAATTTAAGTAACTGTTTAATTTCGTTCATTTTTGTAGGTTCTACATCATTAGACCATTTATTATTAATATCAGAATATATATGTAAAGTAGCTTTAGGTTGAAATTCATAAATTGTTTGCCATATTTGAAGCAATTGAAGTAATCCACGATTAGGATACGATGAATATATAAATTGATAAGGATTTTTTTTAATTTGTAATTCGTAAGTGTTAGTTGAAAATAATTTAGTGTCAATTCCGTAATAAAATGGTGAAGTAATACTTTTAAGTGAAGGAAATATATTAGTAAAATATTCAACATGCCATTCGCTTAAGCAAAAAATATGTTTTAATTTTTTATCTAAAGGAATAACAATTCCACTAGAACTTAAATCATGTAATACAAGATAAACATTTTCAACAGAACTCTTAAATGTAACAGGAAGATATTCTGAAAAACGTGAAATAATACAAGTATGAATATAATTAATATTAATAAAATTAAAATAATTATCAATATGTTTATAAACAACACCTTCAAAGATTTCTTCATTTTTCTCTGGAGTATTGCAAAAAACAATTACTTTAAATTTGGCACTTTTTTGAATGTATCTAGCCATTTCAATAATATAGGTTTCAGAACCGCCAACGCCTTTAGAAATAATAGTACTTCCAGTCCATGGAGAAAATCCTCCATCAGCCAAAAAACAAAAATAAGGTTTATCTGAAGGATAATTGATTGAATAAATTATATTGAAATCAACCATAAGCAATTTTTGATAAATTGCAAGCCAAGATACCACTTCAAAATAATCATCCGCAGAATTATCATTATTTTTCAAGAATAACTCACATGCATTAAGTCCTAACTGATAATCTTCCATTTCATAACATAAACGAGCTAAAAACTTAGGAGTAAAATGAAAACTTAATGTAGGTTTTAAACTGTATTGACAATGCATAGGAAACCCAATTAGAAAAGCTTTTTTAAGAAATTCATATGCTTTAAAACGATTATTTTCAAGAAGATAATGAACTCCAATAAAATAAATAGGTTCAGGACGACTTTCGTCAATTTTATGGGTTTTATTGTACATATCTTCACAAAAATCCCAATCTTTATTTAATTTAAAATTAGCAATTCTAGTAGCTTCAAAAGAGGCGTCAAATCGTTCTTGAATAAATCCGGCATTAATGAATTCAACTCTCTTTAAAAAATAATAAAAAGCTTTTTCATAATCTTCTAATAAATTATAGGTTTGTGCTAAATAATAATAAGTCCTAGGGTCCATAGGATTTTCTTCTAATTCTTCAAATAATAATTTAAGGTCAAGTTGTTTTCTCTCCATAGTTCTTTTTTCAAGATAATCAAATCTGCCATCTAAAATATAAGCTTTATCATAAGGAACAACAACACAATTATTATTTTTGTCGCTAATTACTTCATGAATTTTATGTATATAACGCAATTTATTTTTAGATTTAGTAATACGATTAGAACCATATTTAGTATCGTGGCTATTAATGTATAAAGTGAATGAATCAGAGAATTGGTCACTTCTAACTTCATTTAAAAAAGAACGTAAATCGCCTTGAATAATATAACTATCATCTAACATTAAATTAAATTTACATTGTTGTCCAGCTAAGTCAAGGAGCCGATTTCTGCTATCTCTAAAATTTTTAAAAGGTTCTTGATATAATTTGCCGTTTTTTTTGCCGACTAATACTCGTTGAATAATATCAATTGTGTTATCTGTACTTCCAGTATCAAGTATAGTCCATGTATCAATAATATGTAAATTTTGAAGTAACATATTTTCAAACTGTGTTCCCGCATTTTTAACCATAATACATAAATTAATTAAATTATCAAAATTAAGTATAAAATTGTTTTTAATTTCATCAACTTGAATATAATATTTAAAATATTCATAAAATTCATTAACTTCATTAATATAAATACAATATTTAGTGTCTTTTAACTGATAAACAGAATTAAAAAATTTAGGAATTAAAACAGAATTAAATGCATCATTATAAGTAGTAATATAAAATTTATAATTTAAGTTAATATTTTTATTAGAAAAAAGAGAAATAGCATCAATAGATAAACAATCTTCTGAAAAAGCGATAATATTATTAAAATTCTGAGATTTCAAAATTGTAGAATTATCAAATTCGTCAAAAGTTTTATAAATATGAATATTATCAAAGTCTTTAACAAAAGTATCATTAACTGATTGAAAATTGTGAATATTAGTATAGATATTATTAATATGCGTATCTTTTTGAAAATTACTGTTATAAATAATTAGAATATTATCAAACATTTTATGTAATTCAATAGGTAAATAACCGCCATGAGTAGCATTAAAAATAACAACAGAATTAGTTTGTTTTTGAGTAGTATTAAAACAATATTTAAGACGATTAATAACACCAACAATTCTTTCAAATACTGCGAGATCATTAAATAATTTTAAATTATTATACTCTTTATGAGTAATTTTAGTAAATTCATCAATATTAACTTGATATTCTTTTTTATCAATATTAACAATCATAATTAGATGGTTGTTATAAAATAATAGAAATTTTTTTTTATATTAAAATATTATTTAATTAATTAATTAATTAAATAAAATTACAAAAAATAAATAATTAATTTAGAAAAAATTTGATAAAAAATAAAAGTCAAATATGCGGGCGCCTTCGGCGCATTGGCGAACGTTAAATTTTGTTCTTTTAAAACATAATAGACCATAACTGCAGTATAATTTATGAACTGTTAAATGTCGCTAAACATGTCAACATATTTTTGTAATTATATTTGTCTTTTAAAATATAATAGACCATAACTGCCGTATAATTTATGAACTGTTAAATGTCGTTAAACATGTCAACATATATTTGTCTTTTAAAATATAATAGACCATAAATGCAGTATAAAATATAAGATGTTAAAAGGTTCGCAAATGCGCCGAAGGCGCCCGCATATTAGCAATTATATTTGATGTTTTATTTGTTGTTTTATTTGATGTTTTATTTTCTCTCAAAAGTTTTATTTAAATTTATATTTCTAATTTTACTTATTATTTTTACAAAAATATAAATTATATTAAAATGTTTAATAAATTATTAGCATGTTTTTTAAAGATACAACCTTGAGAAATTAAACCTTTTATTTCATTGGTAATAATAGAAGGATTTTGAAAATTACAATTCATTGTCCAAATTTTAATAATACAAAAATTTTTTTTAGGTGATATAGTTATTCCAGCAATACTATTAACAAAACTGGTTTGTTTGCTAATGGTTTGTCCAACAACAACATAAACTAAATCTTTCCAAACTTTATAGACATTTTTATTAGAAACTTTATAAGAAAAATAGCCACCATTAACATTATAAGGGTCTTCCCATAATGGTTTAATATTATGACGCATCAAAAACAACATACAATTTTCAAATAAAATAGATGGAAGTGTTTCATTAATCATAACAGTTTCTTCAATTGTTGAAACAGTAGTAATAGGAATATATCCATTTAAAGTCCAATCAGTATTATGTGGTAAATGAGCCCAAAATGTCCATTTATCAGATAATTTATGAAAATTAGTTGTAGTTGAATCCATTATAATAGTATAATTGGATAACATATATTATATATATTAAATCATTTTTTTATATATTAAAATAATTAAATATAAAATATAAAATAAATTATAAATAATTAATAAACAACAAATAAGTATAAATCATTTATTATTATGTATTATTATGTATTAAACTTTCTCTCAAATATAATTTAAAAATTGTATTTGAATATTTACAAATAATTATATTTACAATAAAAAGACATTTTGAAATAAAATTATGAAATAAAATT